CCAACCAATATTCCATAGAGCTATCAACAGCTTTCTGGTCAACCAGTGAGAGAAACAAGTCGGTAGGCTGCCAAGATATGGGACAAGTATGGCTAAAGACGAAGTCATATGTCTTATTAACAAACATATCATATGCATCTTTCATCTCAGCTTCAGTAAGCTGTTCATTAGGAAACCAGCCCGTTACTTTGGGGTTATAATAATCTGGATTGATTCTGCTCGTTACACCCGCGCGCCGCAGTCTCCAGGGTTTATCCACCGAATAGGCTCCACCGATAACAGCGATGTGATATTTGTCGATTTTATATTCACCAAAATCAAAGAAGTAACGAATATTGGGGTACTCTTCCTGTAAATATACCCACCCATCAACGGCTGCATCGAATGTAGCCTTCATACCGTCTACATCCTGCGGCCGCGCCTCATGATTGCCACGGACGCAATAAAAACGAAAACCACGGTCATTAACTTCTTTCTTTAATCTGTCATCTTGCTCATTCAGAAAGAAATTAAATCCAGCATCTCCCAAAATTATTATCGCTGTTTCTTCTGGTTTGTACATTGTCAGCGCGCCGTTATCCATCCAGCCGAAGCGACCATGCGTATCACCGCGAATAAGCCAGCGCTTAATCATTTAACTCACCTCAATCCCAAAGGTTATGAAAAACCTCTTCTAATTTTATTAACCCGACTTCAAGGTCTTTGTCACGAATTTCTGCCAAATCTTTAATTTCTTCCAACATGGCAGTAGACGACTGAGTATTATATTCCTGTATATTCGTCGCATCCTTAACTTCTTGATACCAAGCATCCTGCGCTGGATGATCATAATAGTCATTCGCTTCATTCGCGCGATAGAAGTCATGCGCCATACTGTGCAAAAATTCTTCCCAACTCTCAGGTGTAGGAAAGCGTGGATCACAAGGATAACCGTGAGTGGTATTAGCTAACTGCTCAATAGTTCCCGAAAGATAATTCAGAATCGAATTATCCAGGCTCCAAATATCCATATCACAGAACCCTTTAGTTGCGCGCTGATATGCCCACTTGAAATGACGGAAGAATAACTCGATATTACCGAGCCAATTTTGCGGATAGCGCCATGGAACATACCCATACTTAAACACATTCTGACCCATTAGTCAAGCGCTCCCATTTCGCCGCAGAAAGAATTACTCCTTTCCCAAAATTCTTCAAGCTCAGCCTGCGACGGCTCCTGCTTTGGTACAACCTTAGGCGGCTGAGAGAGCAGAAACATAACTTCATCAAGCGTCATCACGTCCTGTGAGCGTCCGACCTGCACCATGAACTGGTCATTACCGATAGGATTAATAGTCATAGTAAAAATCTCCTTTGTTTCATTATATATATATTATACCATTAATTTAAAGAAAAATCAAATTTAAAAAGAGTGGATGTAAATCCACTCTTTTAATCATCTAATAAAGTAGCTAAGTTAGCAACCTCGCCGCGCTCCGACCTGGGTAAATATACATACCCAAACAGCGGATTGCCGCTAAGCCGCTCAATCATCTTAGTTATACCATTATCTTTTTCATATATCCGCGAATCAGTTTGATGTGTATCCGAGTTGATCCACAGCTCAGAGTTCATACCGACGCGGCTTATAATTAATTTTGCAATTTCGCTGGTAATATTTTGTCCTTCACAAACATAAACCAAACTATTCTCAAAACTACGACCCCTAATAAAGAGTAATGGAACCATCTCCAGCTATCCGCCTTCGACCAAATATTCCACACCTTCGCGGCCGCCCACCTTATCATAAAATGGCGCGAGCGTCCATTCCAATTTCTCATCAGCCGAACCTTTTAAATATCCTATATCTGGAACATTTGCTACTGTTACGTTCGGCCGCAAGAAAATAATCTTTTCAAACAATCCATCTTCAATATACCGCAGCGCCTGGTTAAGCATCAAATAATCCTTGCCGCTTCCATAGACACCACGTATCAATTTTACTTTAGTTTTTCTATCCTAAAGCATATCTAAAGCAAATACTTGCTAATCATTTCTCGGTTTAACTGTCTTTGTGTACTTATTATTTATAGTAGGGTACTGCACTTTCCGCAAATCACCATTCTAAAAGCAGAACTTATCCACAGTCATACCGTTAAAATCTTCTAAAAGAAGATATTCATTCTCTACGAGATCTTGAGTTAATTGCTTAGGGTCACTATAAAAGTTGGCCATCTGCTCATCAGATAACATCAACTCTTTATAACCAGTATACAACTAATCTCCCCCTTAAAGTAACATATTAATATCTGTTATAATTTGATCAACCAGACCTTTATCCACGGCCTCTTTCATGCGAACATACCAGTCATTGCCGATATGTTGTTCGACTTCTTCTTTCGTATAGTGCGAATGATCGACAATATGAATAACCATTTTCTCGACTTCGCGCTTATAGTCATCAATAGAGTTCATAATATTATCGAAGTTTCCGCTGAGGGCGGCCGAGCCTTTATGCAAAATAAAATAGCTTGACTTTAAAGCTAAACGCACATGACATGAAAGGTAGATTAAGGATGCGGCACTTGCGACCATACCCATTGCTACTCCAATAACAGGAGTTTTAGACAGCTCAATCATACTACAGATTGAGGCTTGCGCGTCGAGGTCACCGCCGGGGCAGTTGAACAGTAAATAAATAGGGCACCTATCAATTTCTGGAATATCTTGGTCATCTCTATTCCATTTCAAAATATAATGCGCCAGCTCATAGAGCAACTCATCATTTACTTCATCGCTAATCCAAAAAGTACGATGCTCTAAATCTTGATAATATTTTAATAAATAAGAATTAGGAAGTTTGGTATCCAGTAAATCATTTGGAAGAACTAAGATTTCGGTATCGTCCATAAAATACCTCCTTTATAGAATAATTCCTACCCATAACTATAAGTGGCACTTTTACCACATTTCTATGTATTTTTCACAGATTTATACTACATTTATATATGGAGGTAGAACTATGACAAAGAAAACTATGGATTTAATACTAATCATTGTCGGTATAGCAGTACTTATTTTTACGATTGTCATGATATGGCTCTATCTCTTAACTGGTGCCATTCCTGATACTTTATGTACTTGCTTCTTTGTAGCTTGTACTGGTGAGTGCGGTTTCATGGGTTGGATAAAGACTGCAAAGACACGCTACCAGGATCATGAATGGCAATAGGAATGGGAAAAGAAATAGGAAGAGTTAATGAAACTCGACCAAGAGCGCGAAGATGCGATGCGGGAGTATATGAAATGACAAAAGAGGAAGCTATTAATAAAGTATTAAAGCTTGCTGAGAGTGAGATTGGATACCATGAAAAGGCCAGTAACGCGCGGCTTGACGATAAATTCGCCAATGCGGGTAGTGGGAATTATACGAAATATGCACGCGACTTAGATGGCATGACAGATTTCTATAATGGCGCAAAAAATGGCTATGCATGGTGCGATGTCTTCGTTGACTGGTTATTCTATCATACTTTTGGTGCAAGCATTGCTATGAAGATGTTGTGCCAGCCGTAGAAGAGTATGGGCGCGGGTTGCTTATACTCTGCTGGATATTACAAGCAGGCCGGCCGCTGGACATCCATTCCTGCGCGCGGTAATCAAATATTCTTCAGCTATAGCAGCGGCGAAGTAAGTCATACTGGTATAGTTGAATCGGTTAGCGCACAACAAGTTGTTACAATCGAAGGAAATACTAGCGACTAGGTAGCACGCAGAACTTATTCCATCAATGATAAACGCATTTATGGATACGGAATCCCCCGTTGGGAGTATGCATCTAGTAGCGCTAGTCCAACCGTAGCTGAGAATGAGCCTGTAACATCGACAACGACCACGATGAACACAAATCAGATTCTTCGTTACGGAGATATGAGTGAAGCTGTATAGACTTTACAGAAAAATTTAATAAAGCTGGGTTATGATTGCGGAACTGCTGGTGCAGATGGTGAGTTTGGTAAAGCTACTTTGAAAGCCGTGAAACAATTTTAGGAAGATAATGGATTAACCGTTGATGGAGAAGCTGGTCCTGACACGTTATCCTTAATTAATCAAAAGCTGGGCAAATAGACTCCAACGAAACCTGTTTCTACGCCAACAGAAACAACGCCTACAGATGAGAAAACCTATGTGGTTAAACCTGGTGATACCTTATGGGGTATCGCGGCATCTCAGCTTGGGCGCGGCTTCCGTTATTTAGAAATTAAAAAGTTAAATAATTTAAAATCCAATATATTGCAAGTTGGTTAGGTTCTGAAATTGCCTTAAGGAGGAAATATGGATATTATCGCGAAATACCTTCCACCTATTCTTGTCGGTCTTGCGGCCGTCATCCCTCTGGCTATCGCGCTTATCAAGTATGTGCAGAAAGCTACAGAGGATAAGAACTGGAATGTCATCGTAAAGATGGTGTTAGACCTCATGGTCCAGGCTGAGCATGACTATGCTACTGGTGCAGAGCGCAAAGAATTCGTTATGAACCAGATGAAAGTCATGGCGGCCAGCGTCGATTTTGAAGTTGATTGGGACAAAGTGTCCGACTTAATTGACGCACTGTGCGATATGGCGCACGAAGTTAACGTAGAAGGTTAAATAGGTTAAGCGTAGACATTTTGTCTACGCTTTTTTTATGTAAAAATCATCAAGGTGTCCATCGCGCGTGTGTAGGCTACGTAATCAACTCGGCAGCCTTCCTTGTGCTTGCCTTGTCTTGTTAACCAGTTACAACCATATACTGCAACATGCGGGAATCCAAGACCTTTCGCACCCCATACAGTGATAACTTTCACTTTATTGGTTTGCATCAACTCATCAAGTTGTTTTTTGGTCTTACGCCGCAGGTTAAAGGTCATGGTTTCAATATCATAATCTCCCAACAACTCTCGAAGGTAATCTTTTTCTTTATTTGTATAACACAGAATAGCCCACTCGCCCCATTTACCTGTGTTCTGAATCCAATCTACTAAAGTATCAATGTTAAATGGGCCTTCATACACGCAGCCGCCGCGATTCATCGGGATAGAGTCATCTAATACCCCGATTTTTTTAATCTCTTTCTTCGCGCGGGCGAGGATGTTTGAGCCATTGCGGTAATTCTCATTCAAACTGTACTGTTTAGTACCAGGGTCGTTTGCAAGGTCTAACATAAACTTTGAACTCGACCCACGATTTTCATAAATATTTTGCCTATAATCACCCACTACAAAATAACAAATGGGTTGAATCATATTAAAGATGAAATCATATTCTTTCTAACTCAAATCCTACGCCTCGTCCACCAGAACATAGTCAAAATGTTCTACATAAGACCGGTTCTTCTTAATTAAAGTAAAGAAAGTATCAAAATCATCTTTATCAATCGCTGCATCCACTTCGGTTTTAAGCCCCGCGCGCATCAAAAATCGCGCTGCGAGTGCATGAATTGTTCCAATGAACATTCCATCCTTATAATCCGCGGCCAGCCGTACACGCATTTCATCAGCCGCCGCATTTGTAAAGGTGATACAACATATATCAGCAGGATCAACTCCTTGTTTTAACCAATGACGTACACGCTCTGTTAACACGCGCGTCTTACCACATGCGGCGCTGGCAATAACTACGATTCTATCAGCGTCACTTTCTACAATTTCTTTTTGTAAATTACTTAATTCCATTTTTATCTCCATCTTTCATATTCAACTGTGTTTTTGTACCGTATAAATCAATATAGAACGCTTCGCGCGAGGAAAGATGATCCTTATCGACTTCTTCTAAAATCTCCCAAGTGTAGTTCCAGAGACCGTCTTTGCCCAAGCGATTATGTAATGTTGCCCGCGCGGCACCTTCAAGCCCAATAGCGGTTTTACAATGATTGGTCCAGCGCGTTGCGAAGTCAGTGGTTTTACCTACATATGCTTCTCCAGTCTTTTTATATGTTATTTTATATATTCCACCTATTTTGCGGCCGCCCGTAACTCGTTTAATCATTTCTTGGCACGGCCGCCGTATAAATAGCTCCCAAATGAGCTTCGGGATTACGTCACGATTATGTAGCCGCATATCCATGGACTGCAGCACCTATATATCTTCCTGGTCATTTTCAGATATATCAATAGAGTAGAAAGATTCTTTATCCTATAATTCTTTCTCTCGTAAAATAGCTTCATTTACTGCCGCGCGCTTTGCCTAAAATTCATCGAATTTAGCTTGAACTTCTGCAATCTCATCCTGATAGGCTTCAAGCATGACATTAAAGTCTTCCTGAAATTGTTGTTTCTTCCAGTTGAACTGATTCTCCAAGACGATGCCGCGCGCCTCGATATCATGCTTCAGCTTCTCCTCTTCTAACGCGCGCACGCCTTGTAATTCGGTGGCGGCCCGCTCATGTTCAGCTTTAATCAGTCGCTCGGCCGCATCTTTTGCGTCCAATGCGCGCAGTTGTTGTTGCTGCCGCATGTTTTCATATATATCGCATTCATGCTTCGCCTGGTCACGCTTCTCAATGAACGCCGCGACCTCAGCATCAATCTCTTTCTTTCTTTTCTCTACAATTTGCTTAAGCAGTACGTTCTCATGATTGCGAATTTTTGCAAAAATTACAAGCGCAATCACAAGCGCGGCCACGCCAAGCCCGCCAATTAAATAATATAACATCTCCTTTCACTCCAAAAAAATATACATAGATTTTTCATCTATGTATATTATATCATATTTTATTAGAAAAATCAAGTTTTACTATTTATGGGATTACCAATGTAACTCTTGCTCTTCCTCAACAATGGGCCAGTCCTTTACTTCGGTGTAAAGGCTATCAATCCAGGTGTTACCATCCATAGATTTATAGTCATTATAAATCTTCATAAAAGCTTTCTTATCGGCGCTAAGAATCTTTTTATAAGGTCTATACTTATAGTAAATCTTATTCATGTTATAACGCATCATATCAAGTTGTGATTGATTAAGCAGGTCAATAGAAGTCTAAATTTCATCAAGCTGTGCTTCTTGTTCAATCGTCATGTCTTTAAGTTCATCTAAAGAACTCATGATAGTTTTGCAGTTCTCTGCAAGCAGACTCGGCATTTCACGCTTTAAAATTTCTTCTATATGTTTTTCTTCATCTTCGCGCGCAGATGCTTTTAAATCATCTACCGGCTGCTTTAGGAAGCTGAAGATATTTTTTGCAGCTATAATAAATGCGCTAATTAAAATAACGACATTCGCAATAGAGTTTAAATCAAAATTAGAAAACAAAGCCGTAGCCTCCATTCTTTAACGTGACTGCGACTTTAAATATTCTCTGTAAACAATATCATTATGCCATTTAGTTAACACTCTGTACTTTGCAGAAAACAAATCAGCGGCAGTCTTTATATTATCTATTTCCCAAAATGGGATACGAAAAAGCGAGAGATTATGCGAAAGTGCATAAGAATTTTTGAAATAATCATTTTGTTTTGCATGATTAAAATCAGATATAGTGGGTTGAAATTTCTTGACTTGGACAAAATGCTGCCGTCCGTCCAATTCAATTAACACACCACTTTGCGGCAGATAAAAATCGAACCGCAATTTTCCATTTCGTAGTGTTGGAAAGACTTTTTCACGTTCAAAAGGGATACATGCTTCGCGCAGTATCCGTTCTATTTTATCTTCACCTTTGCTCATATATATAAGTAAACGGAATAGGGCCGCCGCTCAATAAAAAAGAAGAATGACGTATCATTCTTCTTTAAAAATGTATGTTTACTTCTTGACTTAACCATTCAGCTTGCTCATCAACCAGCGGTTCTAAATTGGAA